TCACCGGGCAAGAGATGCACAATGGTAAGTTTCTGACAGAATCGTCTGCGAATTCACGCTTAATAAGTGGCTGTATTTCTGCAATCTGAGTGACAGGATCGAACGAAACTATCGTGCCAGGCAAGCAGGTATGTAAATCTTTAAGGCTATTATCAATAACCTGCTGGACATACCTATCAAAGCTATGTGCGTCTTTGTCACCACCCATTATAAACTCACCCCCTCGGTTATGGTCTGCCATTGATTGCCGTGGGTGTCTCCGATATGGATTATCTTTATCGCCTTATATGCACCTTCGCCGATGGTTTTATTAACGTCCCGGTGGTAAAGATTCCCGAGCTGCACTGTTTCCGTCTGCGATACTATGCGGATCAGTTTTCCGATCTTGATATTGTGGTTCATTAGTGACGTGACCATTACGCCGCGTTCTGTCACTGCCGGTACGCCGATCATGCCAGTTGTTGACGATAGCAATACCGCTGTATTTTCCGTATTAAGTGTTGCTTCTGGCTTCAATACGCTTATCTTGCCATCGTCAATAAACCAATTGAATCCGTAATCGTCGCTTAGTTGGTCTAGTATCTGCCGTGTTGACCCTGAATAAGATGCACCAGCTATCTTTTTATTGCCGACAAGCTCATCTATTCTGCCGACAACAACATCGCCAAATGACTTAACTGCTTCGTCAATAATTGACTTTACATCAGTATTCAGTCCGGCGGTGTAATTCAATATTCCTTCTTTGTACGATCGATCCCCTGACCCGGCCCATATCCTCGTAATCATATCCGGACCCACGCGGACTTTCTCGACATTCCGAATGTCACCTAAGAATATTTGGCCGACGTTACCCTCATATCCAGCATTGACAACAACACGATCGAATACATTTTTGATCCTATTCTGATTGTCGAGGTTAAGATTGTAAATCTCTATCTTGCCAACATTGGGATACCCAAGCTGATCCTTTGTTATCTCTATCGATATGCGTAGATTCTTTATTTCAAGTCCGGCCTGGTCAGCACCCTTGAATATGGTTACATTTATATCTCTTTTGTAGTTCCTACTCATGCTTCAATTATTTCTAATTCCTCTTGAGTGAAATAAACAAGACTAGTGCTTACGCCGATATTCGTTAGTGACGATTCAGTCCCGGTATTAGTGTCGTCAACTACTATCAATTCACCGATATTCAAATTGAACTGCTTCAATAAGAACGTACCGAGCTTGAGGCATAATCCTAATATTATAACATTGTCGTCTTCATCGAGAATATCCAGCGTCCAAAACTCAGATCGTGAGTTCCATTTAGCTGTCATATTATAGGATATTCCATCTAATGATATGTCGAATGTTTGGGCCGGTATATTTGCAAGTATTGGTATTTGTACTGACATTATTCTACCGCTCCTATTATCTCAGCACCTTTTAATAGCCATGACTTTTGTTTTTCTTCTGCCGGAGTAACCGCTTGAACATCTCCGCGGTCAACTTCATCGGTCGCTTGCTGTTCTGTTGGCCCTGGCTCTGGGAAATTAACCGCAACGTCTTGCGTGTTGGTAATAATCAGTTCAGTGCATTCAGCCCTAAAATCAAGTGCATTGGCATTGGCAGCGTTCTTGGTTGACGTGAGCGATTCAATTACCATGTCGTCTAGTCGTTCTAATCCAGACTCGATAACAAATGGCTCTGCGTCATCTTTCAATTGGTTCAATACCTCCCATGCTGATTTACTTCTAGTGTCCTGCGTGCCGCTTGACCAAGAGTCGTCATCATCGGGCCTTAATGGTGTGTCTGTGACACGTCCAGAAAGTATATATTTCTTTGGCAACCTTATAGCGTGGTCATTTATCGACGCTCCGAATTCAACTGGGTTCTGCGTTATGGTAGATTTCGACGCAAAATCCTCCGCAACTGTAGCATCAAGGAACAGCCCTGCAATAGAACGTCTTGTCGTGATCAATAGACTCATACGGTTACCACCACTGGATTATTTTCTGTTCCGTTTCTGACCATATCATTTATTGCATTAGCGACTGCCTGCCCGATAGATTCAGGGTTTCCGCTCGCTGATTGTATTAGTATTTCAGCACTAACATTATTTATTGTGCTGCTTTGAGGTCCGAACTCTTCCCCTATGCGTGGGCCTGGCACGTTCGGGATAGTCGGCCTTATGTCAAGCGACCCCTTGAATGGTTTCATCTTGTTCATCAGGTTATCAATCTTAGACGAAGCGGAGTCAATCGCATTTCCAATTCCATCAGTGAATGTCGAAATGACTGATTTAATATTGTTTATTACCGCAGATATCCCGCCGTTAATCTTCTTAATTAAGCCCAGTACCGTATCCGATGATGATTTGAATTTTAGCTTTACAGAATCTATGGCGTTTCCGATTCCGTTCATGATAGCTGCAGCGAAAATTTCAACAATCCGAATGACTTCCCATAGATTTCCGTTAAGGCTTAGTATCGAATCGACAAGAAACATAACGTTGTCTTTTATGACAACAAAAACCTTAGCAAATAACTCTATTCTTTTTCGTGCTTTGTCGCTATCTTCGGCCATTCGGCCAAACAAAGAATCGCCGCCCTCAGTGAAAACTTTCAAGTCTTGAACCAGTAATACTAACGCAACTATCGCGGCAATTGCAAGCCCGACAAGTAGAGGCAATGCCCCCATTAGAATATTTGTCATTGTAAGGTTTGCGTTTATCCCTACAATTCCGGCAATCAATGGACCTATCGCAAGCGTCATCGATCCAATTAGCGTTACGACTTTTAATGCAACTAGCGACGACAATATAACCAGTAGTGCTTTCGCGTTCTTAACAAGCAGGGCAATCGCCGACACTAAGACCTTAACAGTCTTCCCTACGTTCTGCTTTATCAGATCACGATTCAATAAGAACCATTCGCGGAACGTGTCCGCAAGGTCAGATACTACTGGCAATAGATCGCCTGCAATATTAGTGAACAGTGCCCTAACAGTTGCCCTTATGTCGGTAAATGAGTCCTGGAAGCGTTCAGCATTCCTCGCTGTTTCTTCTGATACAAGCCCATATGCCCTTACAGTTTCCCTTAATCTGTCAAGGTTTTTTCTACCTTTTTGTAATAGTAAAAGTAAATCAGGGCTTATGCCGAGCTTATTGGCGAATTCTATCTGTTGAGTTTTATCGAATCTCTTAAACTGATTGGCGATATCTCCAAGCAACACATCGGCCGTTTTCAATTGGCCGTTAGTGTCATTGATTTCTACGCCTAGTAGTCCAAACACCTGGACGCCCTCACCCATGCCCCTGGACGCTTCACCTGCTCGCTGTGACACGCCAAGTAAGCTTGATTGAAGTGATTGAAGTGACCCGCCCTCACGCTCAGCTGCAAATTGAAGCTCCTGCAATGCCTCAAATGAAATGCCTACTGAATCAGCAAATTTAATATTTGCATCTGTCGCAATACCTATCTTGCTAACCCATGTAGTAATGCCAGCGGCAGCAGCACCGGCAACAACGCTGATTTTCTTGAGCGTGTTTTTAAGTTGCTGGCTTTTCTTATTGAACTGCGTTAGCTTTTTATCGTCAATGTCAAAGCCCAGCCGTGAAACTAATTCTTCTATGACTGTTGCCATGTTATTTTTCCTTATTCGCCAACCGGATGCATTCTTCTTTTACATCTAAAGCCTCGTGCATGTCAGCGAGATCGTTTATCGAATACGTGCCGTCCTGCATTTCTTTCAGTGTCGCCAGCTGTGGTTCACACATTACCACACGCCATATATACCAGTTGATATTTTCCGGTACTGGAAACTTTACATCGCTGGCATTTTGCTTTTGATTAAATCCGCAACGCTTTCTGGAAAAAAATCGCCAAATGTAAACCTCAAGAAGTTGCCTATGACTTTGAACATGTCCAGGAGTTTACCAACGAACGCCTTATCCATTATGCACTTTTCATTATCGACACTGATCCACGGCATACATTCATTTACGATATGCATTAGATCATTATGATTCAGAGACTTGAGTAGGCCGATAATTCCATTTAAAACACCCGCGTCAATACCGACTTTTTCTTGCCCATCAATATCACTGTCAGCGTTGCCACCAAGTTCAATATTTCCAAGCCCACCCAATACATTGCCTAATTTTGTCATTAGCGGCAAGGCAGATGACGGTGGCATTGTATTAAACTTATAAGTAACGCCATTCAATTCATAAATATTATCCATATCATTTCTCCACGATTAAAACATTATTAAGATCAAGCACCTGTCAGCATCGAAAGATTTTCAACGACGATAGTCCATGTCTGATTATTTATTCCAGTGCCCCTTACAACGTCGGCATGTTTTGTTACATACCCTTGAGTACCGATCATAAGGTCATCGTTCCCAGTATTGAAACTCTGGATAGTGACCGGCACGAATACGCCAGCATCAACAGCGGCAGTTATCCCACCAAGCAGGGTATTGCTTGACGATGTTTGAAGCAGGTTGATAACTGCCTCGCCTGACTTGTCAGCGTTTACCGCGACTGCCATTTTGCCATCAGCACCAACAACGCTGCTGATTTGGTCGACTCTACGCGAGAACGTAATAACGTTGTCACCCTCGGCGAATCCAGAAATAGGCACTCCATCTATGATCAATTCATTTTCTGAGAAGCTATAATTATCCATAATTGATTACCCTTCAAATACGCCGTTAATTTCTATTGAATGAATAGCACCTGCCCCGATTGCAATAAACTGAATCGGAGGTGCTTTACGTGCTGCTTTATCAGACGCGTTAAGGTCTGCTACTTTTCCTGCGGTGACAAGATACCCTAACGGCAGGAATACGCCTGCTGCTGTATAACCAGGGGCAATTAGGCCATTGTTGACACCCTCGTCAAGTGCAAGCCGTACCTGCTCAGATAGACGCGATACGCCCTTATCAGTAAGCGGTACTTTCGGAGATGTCAGAAGCGTACCGAATACGTTTGTTTCGACTGCGTTTTGCAGCCAGTCAACGCCGTGAACAGAATCAATGAATGATCCGTCGGCACATTCGCCCTCGGCTGTCATTTCAATTTCACCGAATAGGCTGTAATAGTTGCAGTTCTTGCCACTAATAACAGTTGCATCATTGCTGCTTAAATCGTCAACTGTGATTGTCGGCAGCTGTTTAAATTTCGCAGTAATAGTCGAATCAGTCGCATTGAAATTGACAGTTGCTATTCTGGCGAACATTGACACGCCGATGTAATCTTCATCTTGGAATGACACAAGCGTAAATGTACGTCTGTAGCTAGCAGCCTCAAGAACATATGCAATATCGGTAGTCGACAACGAATCCCTTACTGCACTGTCAGTTGAGCTATTTGCAAACAACTTGATCCTTGCCTCGCACCAATCAGATGCCATGACAACATTGGCTTCAACGTCGTTAACTTCCTCTGTAAATGCCAGTCCGTACCAAGAATTATTGATCGCCTCAATTACGTCAAGTGACTCAGTGATTGTTTCCTGGTCAACACCTGCAACCGCAGTACCGTCACCAGTGCCGCCATCAAGCATTGCGACAATTGAAGTGCCCGAACCGCCTGACACCTCACTGAGAACAGTGATAGTGCTAGTCGCCCCGGTAGTGCCCGACTTAATGATAAATCTTTCGCCGTTCCATACACAAGTAGATAATGTATATCCGCCCGCTGCCTCTGCTCTTAGTTTCACTTGGATTCCAGATGCAACATCGTCAAGGCTTGTGTCGCCAGAGAATGATATAGCTGTGATGTCTTCTTCAACTCCATCGATAGATATTGTGAACTCACCGTCAGTAATAGCAATCCACGTAGCCAATGTTTGCTCTGCATCAAGTCCGCCGATCATCTGGGCCGCATAGTCAACGTCAGCACGTCTTGAGATGATAAGCTGGTTTGGCCTTGGTGACTGGCTAAAGTAGACAGACGCGGATTTGTATTCCTCTGTAGACGAAAGGAAATCTTCCGCTACTCCGTCAATGTCAGAATAGAACCTTGCACGTTCAGCAAGGCTAATAACGTCAGACTTGCCAACGATATTAAGAACACCAAACCCGAACCGACTTGGGAATGTAGGTGTAGTTGTGATAGTTACGTCTACAACAGTATTCACGTTAATACTCATAATGTCACCTCAATAGTATTTTGATAATCGCCTTGTTCAGTTTCAATATTGACTTCTATGTCAACTTCTTGCACTGAATCAACTTCGTTTATATTTGTGTCAATGACATGGAAAAGCATGTCTATTTGTGCCCGTTCTTCAAAATTCGCTAAATCAATCTCAGTCAAATCTCTAACGTCGGTTGTGTTTATATATCCGATACCATTGGATACTAAAAAAGCTAAATTAGCCGACTCATAAGAAGCACCCTGCAACTTAAAAGCATTATTTATTGCACTCGCCATAAAGAAATTTATCGAAGCATTAAACTGCCTAACTCCATCCCTTGTCTCATTGATGTTAGTTGTCGTTTCCGGACTAATATCTTCATAGCCGATTTGATCCTGGCCGATAGATGCGATTGGGGTTATTAACACGCTCGCAAATGGAGTTGTTGGAGTTGGTGCGTTCTGATTGGCTTTCAATACGTTAGTATCTGTATTCAGCCCAGTCACCAATCCAACGTAATCGCGTATTGATTTGTTTATAACATCTACATCAATCATCACTTTCCTTTGCAATTAGAACATCACTGAACCCGTTACCTGTCCATTCGCTGGGTCCAAAAACCCTATACCGACTGCCGAGATAAATAACCACATCTGCAAGCTCAGTTCCCTTGCTGATAGTCAATTGGAATTTCGTAATCAGCCTTAGCATTTCCGATTGACGCTCCCCTTCTGATAGCTTCAATAAATCATTTGCGGTGGCTGGAGTGATCGATCCGATTTGATTCGTAACTACAACTGGATCAGGAGTCCATATGCCGCTAACATATTCTCCAGTTGTTCTTTCGACCTGGAAAGTCGTAGAGAAAACACCGCTATTGATAATGTCAGATATGTCCATCATTTTTTATCGACCTCGTAAGTTATCTGTGCCCGCATATGGCCTGTGTCAATAAGTGGATTAGCGGACTTCTTGACCTGCACAGTACTTTTTGCATTTGCCGGCTTTCGAATGCCAGTAATGTTTTCTTTAACATCGCCTGCAGCAATAGCACCGAGCCTATTTAACGCTTTTTCAGTTGTCAAAGAACCTTTTAATACCGCCTTTAAATTCAAGCGGTTTATCTTTTTGTACTTATCTCGATTCTTGCTTATGCCAGTTCTCAAGAATGATCGTTCTGGGATGTTTACCGTCCCGAATTCATTCCATAATCCAACATCAATGACCGACGTTCCATCTGGATATGGTAAGCTTCCTTTTGGCAATCCAATCTTGACCCGCGTCATGCCGCCCATATTCTTTTTTAACTTTTTAATGTCGAGTGGCTTTACTACTGTAAGTTTTGCATTAAAACCCATATCATACCACCAGACCGCCCATTCCAACTTGTTTTCTGTAAGTCAAATAACGCTGTCCATACTTTGTACTGTTATAGTAAGCGTCTGATCCATCATTTGATACTGGCATACCATAAGAAACTGAAAGCGGGCCAGTCGTAGCCTGTGTAATCGGACCAACCGACCCACTACCAGAATTGACACTCGTGGAGAAAGTGGCAATATAATGAGCCGCTAAAAAAGCCTGTCCTAAATCATACTTGATGCCCCACTGACATACATCCATAATGCACGCCGCATCAGACAAAGCCTCGTTTATTTCCGAGTCCGGCACTTCCGAAAACTCAGGGAATCTCGATCTAAATTGTGAAAGAGTAGTTGCCACTATTCAGATTCAACTTCTTTGATCTTAGATACCATTGAATCAATACCGTTATTGCCGAAAGCAATATCATGCTTTTCTTTTGCGTATTCTTTCAACGCGGTTTTGATTTCGTCCGGATTTTTGCCATCGAGCGATTCCATCAATGTATCGACGCTTGCCGGGGATTCATCATTATCATCGTCGGTATCATCAACGTTGTCATCTTCGGTTACAATGACCGTGGCTGGCTTATCGCCAGATACGGGCTTAGCGTCGACTTTTACTGCCACCTTTGTCTGGTGATATTCAAGGGCAGTGTCATCTTTGACCTCGATATGCTCCTCTCTGATGCAGTCTCTAACAAGAGCCTGATCTTTCACCAGGTCCCAGTCGGCTTTTGGGACTTCTTGGAATACACCCTTTTTAGTAGGCAGGATATTGATGCACTTGATGATTCCATTTGCATCTCTACCGCGAAAAATCCACGGCCTCGCAGCTCTATTTTTTACTAATACATTTTTCATTATATTACTCCACACTTAAAACAATATTGATATTAGATTAGATGTCGTTGGCGATTGATACGCTCAATGGCAGGTAAATGATAGTTCCACCGGTCCTTGACTCGGATGGAATTACAACTTCAAGCCCTCGCAGTTGAGGTGCATGGAACATCTGCTCCATTGGGATATGAGCCTCAAGCTTTTCCGGGTTCTTATCGTATGCAACCATCAAGTCTGTTGACCCAGCACCAGCACCGGCAAGTTGTGGCACTTTAACAATGTCGGCAGCGGAATTAACAAACGGACTGTTTGCAATTACATACTGCATGATCGTCATTGTGGCAAGGGCACTTACTTTGGTAGCTGCGATATAATTCCACTGCTTAATAGGCAGCAATAGCGTATTTGGAGATTCAACGCCATTCGTCAGTTCGTTGATGCCACTGAAAATGTTATTGATATCAGCAAGTATTTCGTCTGGGGTCTTGGTATCCCATTCAGGATTGCCGCCTGCTCCGTTTGGAACCGATCCACTTGTAATGTTTGGATTCGTAAGGAATCCAGGTAGTCCGGTATCAGCATCACCAAGCATTGCGATACGGTTAAACAGTTCTTCGTTCGCACGCCTTGAAGCGTTGGCCTTTCGCTGTTCAAGAGGCTGACCTCCGGCCATTGAAGACGCTCTTACTTCTTGAGTGTTGTACCCAAAAGCAATACCGCCGCCAGCAACAGGCGACTTGACCTGCTTTGCGAATACGTCCGCACGAGGCAGGTCTTTACCGTATGCAGATATGAGTTCTGCAACTCCAACCTGATCGTAGACGCTGTACGTGATTGTGTCTGCACCTGGATTAACTTCGGTTGACACTGGGATCAAGTTCCTGAATGGCAAGTCTGGGTACTGGACTTCATACGCCTTCGCCAGCACATGTTCAAGGTTTCTCTGGAATGCAATAGTAGCTCCATCGTTTACAGTAGACCCGTCGCTACAGGTGGTGTTGATATGGTTTGACAGTTTTGCATCAATAAACAGCATTGTAATACTCCTTAATTTGAACGCCTATTGTAAACGTTATATTTACTTTTTTAAAGTTTCGATCTTAGTTTGCAAATTCCATCGGCCGCCGCTGTTTCGTCGTAAGACAGGGCAGTTACAGCAAATGCAACATCTGTATTTGCTACGCCAGCAACAGACCCATCGCTTGAAAGGAATCTACCAACAGTCAAGTCTGCATCATATGCACGATTAACAGCCCATGCACCAGTTGCCGGGTCAGTCGTTACGACAATACTGTCAATTACGACATTCAAAGATGCCTGAGAAATAATCTCAAGCGTATTGCCATCGACGATAGTTGTCTGAATCTTTGTTGGGAAGTCAGTTGTAAGTTGCGATCCAAGATCGGCCATAGTCTGGGCCATGCTTGTATT